GTAGCTTGTCGTGCTGACATATAGTTGTACTTGTCTATCCATTACATTACTGAGTTGACAGTATCAAATGCGTATTCAAATTCTAATTGATAGTTAATCATATGAGTGTTTATGCTCTTGAATAACTCAGTAGCTTTCGTGTTTATCTTGGCTGCTTTCTTGTTGATTAGAACTTTCTCGCTTAGTAATATTTGCTTAATTGTCTCCGAGTAGCTTTGCTCAACCCAGTCAGTATTCACTCGGATAGTTTGCTTTCCGTTTGAATTGAAGACTTTACGTTGACCCTCAGTTGTTAAATAGTTAGGATACTGCGATGGCAAAGTATTGTACTCTTTGTTCTCTACATTGAAGTTATCATAAGACGCCTTAAAGAACCACTCACGTTGCCAAGCTCCATACTGATTAACGAAGTCAATTTGTACGGGGTTATATTTACACTCCGTCTTTGGGTAAAAATAAGCAGTCCATAAAACTGCGTTAGACGCATCTAAAAACTCTAATTTGTTTCCTACAGTTTCCCAACCTGAGTAAACTCGTGTAACGTCACGGATTACATCAGTAGCAAGTGTTATCGTTTGTGTTGCCGCAGTTGAAAGGTTCGTGTATTTAACCTTTTCTGCATAAGCGGTGTTTACTGTAATCCACCCAACTTCCGCTCCATAAGCATAGTAGTAGTCTCCTTGAGGTAGTAGTATTTCAGACAAAGTAGGATTGTATCCTTGCTCAAAGTATCCGTAACCCTCAAAACCATAAAAAGTTTCCGTAGAACCTACCTGAGTGAAAGTATTAGTAACTCGCTTGTATTTCTTTACCTCTACATTACACCACTGAACACTTGGTGTTGCAGCATTACTTGTAGGTTGAGTCTGTAGTGAGTTATGTTCAATGAACTCACGGATGTACGGAGATAAATCGTAGTAAGTAGCAGGTGCGTTAGTAGCAGGAATCAATTTACTGAGAATGTACTGAGGTGCAGTAGGTGCAGAGCCACTTCCATTCCATAGTCTTAATTCAATCTTTGTTTCTACTTGCCCCGTTTCGTTTATTTCTATGATGTAAGGACTTCTTGCAAATATGTTAGCCATTTTTTCTTAATATTTCGTCTATTTGTTCGTTGAATAACTCTATCGCATCCAACCCGTACTTATCTATTAACTCTTGAGGTAGGTTTTTGTATGCTGCCTCAAAGGGTTTAGTAAAAAATAAACTTGGTTTTATTCCGTTTCTATATACGCTTCTTGCAATCAGGAAAGCCAAACTCTTACGAGAAGTGAATCTGCCATTGTCTCGTGGTGCAATTCCTTTTTTTACCAACCACTTGTCAAATGCCTTAGGCGGTGGCATCTTAGATTTATATGAGTAGGGAGTATTATACTTCTTTTTTGTACCTGAAACACCAGCATCTTGGAAAACTCCGTAGTCTTCCATTGTGAATTCTACCTCAAAACTATTAGGGTTCGCCTTTACCTTGCCTTGAATCGAATTGTATAGCTTCTTAGATGAGTTCTTTTGCTTGTTTGTTAGGTTACGCTTAGAGATACTCACAACGTGGTCTCTAAACCTCTCTAAAGCCTTTTGAACTTCGCTCTTTTCCATTAGCAGATAGTAACCTCGTTAGGAATCAGTACGTCAAAGGTCATAGTCCATCCTGCTAAGTAGTTCTCAAAGCGTTCAGTAAACGGTTCGCAAGTAGGATTGCCGTCTACTACGACTTTAGAATCCCATAAGTTACCGTGAAGCATTTGAGCATAAGCACGGTTTAAGATTTCTAACTGAGTGTTGAGCACGTCTTGCTCGTTTGCGTTGCCTCTGAAGATATTTGTTGTTTCGTCTTTTGATATGTTGACGATATCCATAGCCAATAGGCTGATGTTAAAGCGTACTACATTGGTTTCAAAGGTCGCATTGTTGACCATTACGTGCACAAGTGGGAAGATAGTCTGCTTGTTTAAGTCTACCTCGAAGATATCGCCCTCAGTAACGGTATTTACTAACACGTCATTGTTGAAATGTGTTTGTAGAGCTTCTGTTATAGTGTAAAATCCTGTCATCGTCTTAATTGTCTTTGGAGTTGTCGTTGTTCAATTTCGTTTTTTTGCTTTTCGAATGTGAGATATGTGAGACATTTAGTAAGTCGAAGTGTGGTAACTTCATCGAATCTTGTAACGTCTCCCTTAGCGAGTGCATATATTGACTGATACCATCCCCATCGTTTTGCAAATTGAGTTGTTTCGCTAAAGTCATTGATAGGTTCTTGTCCATCTTCATCTGCTTCTCCAAATAGTTCAGGGTAGCCGTCAGTAACTCGTTTCCTAAATTGTAAAAAAAAACCGATGCTGCTATGCACACATCAAGCGGAGCGAACTGCATCAGCTCTTGGTGGTCTTTACTTGGTTTGTAGTCGTGTATTTCGTACTTGTCTCCCTTTCGTTTTTTGATAGGTCGGTACATTACTGCCATTGCCTTGTTGTAAGTCTCCCAACTTTGTAGACTGTTCTCTAAGTCAACATACTCTCCGAAAGAAATTTCCTCAAGGTTTGGAATGAATCCGAACTCTATATCTCCGATTTTAAACGTCTGTGTGAACTCTGGCTTTTGGCTGAATAGGTTTGTAAAGTGAGCAACCATTTCATTGAGTGACGTCAGCTTGATGTTAGCTACATCCGATAACCTGATGCCACAGAAAATCTCAATCATTTTTTGAGCAATGAACTCTTCATCGTTTGAACCTTTCTGCACATTTAAGAAGTCCACATAGTGCTTAAGTGGGATTTCGTTTAGTGAGGTTGGTACTTTTACTTGGATTTCCATATCTATTTAACTTTTTGTTCTTGTTTTTGTAGTACATAGGCGTAGGCAGCAGCCAGCATCTGTGAGTGCATTCGTATCTTGTAGATGTCGTCAAAGACTATCTTGACCTTTTTGCCTTTCTCGTTGTAGATGTACTCCTCTACTACTGCTTTCATTTTAGGCAACTCATCGGATTGCGTATTGTCCATAGTTTGAATTTAAACCGAGACTTTCCATCTCGTGGTATCTAAGTGCGTCAATAGCGTGGTCGTTTCCACCTGCAGGTTTGTTTAGTCTTACTCCGTGTTTGTCTACATCCCAACAATAAGACCTCAGTTCTTTGATTAGGTTTGTGCTCTGCTTCGTAACTAAGTAGTTTTGTCGTTGCATTACGTCTATCCCGTAGTTGATTGAATCTTTGCCTTTCGTAACTCCTTTAATCGTCTTTCCGTAGCGTCTAATTTCGTCTATGGATTTCGGCTCACTTGAATCAGCATAGATAGTTACGCTTGACGGAAGCACCTTAGCAATGTCCGAGTTAAGCATACCTGTTCTGTAAACAATTTCGTTTACTATTCGTTGACCATTCCAGTTGTAGATTTCTATCGCTGCAGTAGGGTCATTCGTGTATCCAAAGTCAAGTCCTATACCTACCAATCTTGCATCATCAGGTATCTTGTCAATCTCTTTCCAGTTATCAAAGATTACACCCTCAAGCATACCCACTTCTCCGAGACCATACACTCGCCACCAATTAGCCCAATAAGAACTCGTAGCTGCTTTGTCACGGTTCTTTTCTATTTGACGTACAATGCTCTCGTCTAACGCTTCGTTGTCTTTGTAGGTAAGGATGATGAAATCTGCGTCAGGTTCGTCTTTCAGTTCTTTGTGAACCCAAAACTCATTTGCTGGGTTGAAGTCAAGGTATATCTCTTTCTTTGTACGTATAGAAAGCTCTAAGTAAGCGTCAAATGTTACGTTGTTACACTCGTTGATGTATAAGATGTCACGTCTTGCACCTCGAAGTTTAGATGAATCGTCTGCACTAAAGAACTCTATGCTGCTTCCGTTTTTAAATTGGTATGTAAGTAAAGACTTATTGAACTGCTCATCTACGTAGCGATTAGTCCACTTCATTACTTTAAGAAAGTCTTTTAAGGCACCCCTACGCAAATGCGGTATACTTTCAGCTACTACGCTTATCTCCGTGTTTGGATAGCGTATTGCCTTGTCAATCAAAACGGGTAGTATTCCGAAAGTCTTACCTGCGGAAGTACCACCCTGAATGATTTTAACTCGCTTCTTTAAGCTGAGTATTTTATTTATTGATGTCGTTCTCTTGAACATCAGGGAATAAAGGTTGTTCTAAAATTGTTTGCTCTATCTGCTGAACTGGAGCTCCGTAACCTGAATCCATTAAAGCCTTGTAAGCTGCAACATCTCCCTCACGTGCTTTCTTGATTAAAGCTAAGGTCATTAAATCCTCTTGAGACATCGTTTCAGTTTCTCCAGTCAAAGGGTTCTTAAGGTTTTGATTTACCTCTAACCATTTACGTGCTATTGTGCTTCGGTTCTTACTGCCTTTTGGTCTGCCTGCTGGGTTTCCGCTTTCGCCTTTTTGCCATCGTGGTTCTATTTGTCCTTTACCTGCCATTGTTCGTTGTTGATTCGTTGTTACTTTAATTCAAATGATGCGGTAATTCTTTCTTTAGAATTGTTTGCTTTATTATTATTTCCGTGTATTATTCCTGTATCCGCTTTTAATCTACCATAATGTTTACAAACCCATTGTTTAGATTTTTTTAAAGCATTAATCAAACTTGGAGCAGAAGTTACTATTGTATAACGCCAATTTTCTCTTTTATACAATTTACCTACTTCATTTAATAGTTTTAATCCAATGCCTGCTCCTTGATAATCTGGCAATATAACTAACCTATGAACTTTCTTAATTGTTTTGGCTTTTGGATGCGGTAAATGCAATATACTGATAAACCCTGCAACTTCATTATTAACCGTAGCAACAAACACATTAGCAGCGTTGTTATGCGAATGACTTAAATAATGGTGCTTAGCAAACATTTTCCAGATGCTTTTATCTCCGTAATTGAATATTTCAAATTTGATATCTGGTCTATTTTTTTTTTGCCCTTCAAAACTTTGAAAGGTCATTGTATCGGTATTAAATACCCAATCTGGAAGCAGCCAATCTTGTACGTCAAAGTGACAAGTAACTGCTATGAATTTTTTATCCGTCTTTCTGATTGCTTTCTGCATAGCAAATGAACCAATCTGAGCTACGTTTCTATCTACAACGCTTGTGAACTCATCAAATACAAATAGTTCGTTTTTTTCTAAAATGGCACGAGCTAAATCTACTCGCATCTTTTGTCCATTACTCAGTACAGAATAAGGTTTTAACCAACTTGGCGGACTTGAAAATCCTACTGAATTAAATGCCGCTGTAATTTCTTCAACACTACACTCCTTTGGCATATCATCTAAAACAGTTTCAGCAGTATATTCATAAGAAGTTATGTAAGCATCTTCAAATAGTTGTTTGGCTATTGTGGTCTTTCCAGTTCCGCTTTTTCCTACAATTAAACCTACTTGCCACTCATTAGGAATATCAATATCTCCTTTGAAATGTTCAACTACGTTTTCAGATTGTAAATCAAATTTACCAATAACAGAAGCCACTCTAAATGTTTTAGTTGGCTTTACTTCTTTTATAATGTCAAAAGTCGGCATTCGTATCCTTGTTCAATAAGTTTATTATACGTGTTTTCTTGATGCTCTTCATCCTTACAAACAATTTCAATGCGGTAAAGGTTATCAATAGTGCTGCTTAAATCCTTCAGTTCTAAATCTTCATCAGCATCTAACATTTTAGGAACGTCTAAACCCCACTCGTCTAACTTTTCAGTATCCCATTCATTAGCTAACATATCCCAGTCCCATTCTCCGAAGCCTACGTTATCTTTTACAATAAATTCGTCTTTCTGTTGCTCGGTTAGGTTCTCAGCCTTAACAATATACACTTCTTTCAATCCAGCTTCTTTGCAGGCCTTTAAACGCATATTCCCACCAAGTACAATATTGTTTTCATCCACTACGATAGGTCGTAGCTCTAACATTTGCGGGAACTCCTGTATTGATTTGACTAACTTACGGAACTTATCGTCTTTAATTAGTCGTGGGTTTTTCGGGTTATTTTTTACCTCTGATATTTTTACTTTGCTTACTTGCATACTGCTCTATTTGGTTTCTACATATTGCGTATCTCTGGTCTTGGTCTTTGTATTCTCTGACCATAGTGTCATCCATCATACATCTTTGGAGGAACTCTCCTTTTTGTTCTTTAGGTAGTGGTGTCGGTAAAGGCATCTTTTACTTTTTTAAAGTGGTCTAAGAATTCGTCTTCTGTTAGCTCTTCTAAGCACATTAAACCATCGGCATCTGTGAAGTATTCAATTAAGTGGTGTCCGTCTTTTCGTATCTTTTCCGATAGAGAGTGGGCGTACTCAATCAAATCTTTGCCGTAGTCTAATATGTAGTATCTCATCCTTTGTACTCTTCAAATACCTTTTGCATCTTCATTACAATTTCACGGAAACAAGAAGCACAAGAAGTAGGCTCTTGACGTAAGTTAAAGACACGGTTGTAAATTGCAATCAATCTCGTTTGTTCAGTAGGTCTGAATGTTTGTTGAGTAAGTACTCCTGATTCGTTTAACCAAGTATACTCCTCCTCAGTTAAGCAGTTCGTGTTTCTGTACGGGAATAACTCATTGAGTTTCTTTTTACGCTCCTCGCATCCGCAGTCTTCTCCTGCTACAAATTCTACTAACTTCTTGATACCAGTTGCCTCAGTAATCTGCTCAATCGTATCTCCAAGTCCTTGTGCTTTTCTTTTAGCCATTGTTTTTGTTTTTAAAATATTCTTTACTTAATTCCTTTAGGTCATTTCTAAGCATTTTGTTTTCGTGTTTCAGTTGCTCAATGCTATCAGCCATATCATTGAAAAACTTTGCGTTTGCTTTAGCCTTTTCTTTATAGCTTGCGAGCTTCTCGTCTAATGCTTGCAGTATGTGTTTCATATTAATTCAAAATCTTTATTTAAGAAATCCTCCCAATCGTCTCCTACGTTTTCTCTTAGACGCTCCTTACAGTTCTTTAGTGTATTGTAGATTGATGTTAGACTAATGTTAGTTTCGCTTGCGATGTCTCTCATTGACATATCTTCTTTGAGATAAAGAGTAAATAGTTTGGTGTCGTACCAATGCCAATTCAGTATCTCTTGTTTTATTCTTGCGTCTAATCTTTCGTATGCTTCGTGTTTCTCTATCTCTGGTGTTTCGTCTGCCACATCTCTCAACTCGTCTACACATATTAACTCCTTAAAATACTTTTTGTTATTCGTATGAGTAGCGTTCCTGAGCATAATCCACATCAAAGCTCTGTTTGGTTCTCCGTCTTTGATTATTTTTTCGAGGTATTCGTATTTATGTAAGCGGAGGTAAACGTCTTGCACTACATCATCTGCATAGTCCACTTCGCCAAAGCCTTTCACTATGCCTACCCACTCTTTGTGGTGCTTTGATAGTATTGTAAGTGCATCCATAGTTGGTTAATTTCTAAACAAATATAAGACTATATTTTAATCTAACAAGTTGCCTACAAAAAAAGCCACTCGTTAAAGTGGCTCTAAATCATTCAAATAAATCTCTCGGCTTACGTATCTATCCAGCTTGTGAAGTGTGCTTAGAGTGACGTCTTTACCGTTTAGAAAGTTGTTTACTTGGAAGTGGTGCATCTTTACACCTGATTGTTTTATCTCCTCAACTATTTGGTTTCGTGTTTTCCTATTGAGGATGATGTGAATCTGCTTCCGTAAGTCTGAATCGTTTATGTACATATCAGAAAGGTAGGTCATCATCAATACTATCTCCGATTGGTGCACGTTCAGCAGGTGCTACATAAGGCTCAGAGAATGCTGCTGAGAAGAAACTTCCGTTCTTACCTTGCTTTACCCACAAGGCTACTTCCATTTCTTTTCCGTTTACATTTACTTTACCTCTGTAATCAGGGTGCTTGTCGCTCGTCTTTTTGTCGTTTTTAAAGATTGCTCCAGTGTTTAACTTGTTTTCCATTGTATATATTAATTAAAGTTACAAAATATTGAGTAGATTATTAGCATTAAACCTACTGCGAGAATAACCATAGTGCCATAAGCTGCCATCTCTTCTCGTCTATCGTCTTTGTTTAGTTTCATTGGTTTTGTTGTTTAAAGGTTTTTACTTCGTCTTTTAGTCGTTCAAGGTACAAGCAGAAGTCCATAGCCTCTTCCTGAGCGTGATTAAGCCATTCTAACGCACTTAAATCAGTTCGTGTTAACATTGTGCCATACTTCTCTATTCCTCGTTGTGAGCGGTCATAAAACTTGCTCATTACTTTTAGGACAATTGGGTCTTCTACTTTCTGGTTCATAGGAATTTCATTAAGGCGTTGTAATACTCACGGCAAAGCTCTATCTTTTCTTTGATGGCTTCGATTACTGCTTCGTCTTTTTGTACGTAGAAAACTTTTACTCTTCGGTTCTTAGGCACTTGACTGAACTCGTGTTTGCGTAGAATCTCATCTCGCAAGTCTAAGTCCTCTTCAATCTTATGCAACTTCCAATGAGCTCTGCGGATTTCGTCTTCAACCATATCAATCGGAGTATCTACAAGGCAGTAACAAAGCATTGATTGAGTCTTTCCAGTCAACCACATATAACCTTGAAGCTGATAGAAGTAGTCTTTGTTTGGAATCTCGGTGTCAAAAAACGGAAAGGTAGTAGCATCCCAACTTGATTTCACGTCTAAAAGTACTTCCTCCGTGTTTACGTCAGGTGTTCCCTTTATCCAATCATTCTCAAAATACTCTTCATTCTTGTAAATGAATTTTACATCTAAGACATCATTGACAAGTGAGATAGATAAATCCTCAACTGCATTTCCTTTGTCTGTATAGCGGCTTGAAAAGTCCTTGCGGATTCCGTATTTCTCTTCTAACACAAGTTCGTGGATATAGATTTAGCAGTTTGGCTTAGTAGTTCGCTTTTTGAACGTGGTGTTGCCATTATTTTTCCAATGGCAGAACATCGAATCTTGAGAGCTTTCATAGTGCGTTGAGCATATCAATTTGACCTTCAGTTAATGAGAATGATTCTTTTAATCTTTCAATGCTATATGTACCCTCTAAGATTGATTTTATAGCTGCTTGAAAACGCTTCTCATCAATAGCTGGCAATTTCTTTACTTGTTCTCCAGAAGCATCCGTGTCTTTGTCAGTTACTAAACCAAGTGCTGAACTCAACGCATAGCGTCTGTAGTATGTTACTCCTGAGCCAAAGCCTTGATAGTCATTCATACCCTTAAGCTGAACATAAGGAATCATACACTCGGATTCCATAAACTCTCCGCTCTCGTGAAAGATTACAGTCTTTAAGCAGTTTTGACCATCGTTGTTGGTTAGTTGCTGAGTGAATCCAAGTCCGTGTTTCTTTAGTATTGGATTGATTACCTCAAAAATCTTAGGTAAATCTGCGTAAGAATACCCATAGCCTTGAGTAGCCTTGTGAATTACTGGCACTTCCTGTTGAAATGCCGCTAAACTTTTAAATAAATTTTTCATAGCGTTTATTATTTCGTGCGTTACGGATGCGCACCCCCCGTTTGATTATTATATAGCGTTTACAAAAGTTAAATGTTTGAAAACAAAGTCAACTCTTGATGGCTCTTTATATTTACCATAGATATTTTTTTTGGTATATTTTGCAATTCCATCAACAATTACAGTTGGCGTTCCATTTTTTTGATTTGATAATTGAATAGAATCAATAACCATTACATAATAACCGTGTTTAACTGTCATTCCTACTTTTAAATCTTTTGCTTGAATTTTCATAGCGTTGCGTTTTTGTTATATGCAAATATAGATATTATATTTATATCTACAACATATTTTTCAAATATTTTTAAATAAATCTTCCATCGGTAGTAATATTCCTTTGCTGGTATTGGAATCTCCACCTAAAATATCTCTACTTGTGCCTATGTATTTTCTGCACATCTGCTTTAATTCGCTTGTTTCAATCAAAATGCTTCGTGTTTTACTAAACCAATACACCCACCACTTAGCTTGAGTTGTACTGATTCCGCTTTTCTTACCTCTGCTTTCGTATTCTACGAATATATTTCCCGTCTCATAGCACTTAAAATCACGTTTTACTTCGATTGTAGACGCTATTACCTCGCTCAGCAGAGTTTCATACTCCTGACCTATTTTAAGGTCGTAACGGAAGTCGCTATTGTATTCCATCTTTACTCTTTTGTTTGTAGGTTTTGATTATTTCTTTTAGTTCGTCTTTTGTAAACTTCCGTGTTACCCTTGCTCTTGCTTCAAGTTGATTGAATCTTTCTGCTCCAATTTTAATTAGCAGGTTTGTTCGATATTCTAACAAGTTACCTGATAGATAGCTATTACATCGCTCGCATTGAACGTGTACATTGTCCTCATCAAATCTTACATTCCAATGGTTGTTAGCGTTCCAGAAGTGACCTGCGTTAACTTTCTTTGGTTTCTGCTTACAAGAGATACATAGTTCGTCTTTATCTCGCTCTCTTATGTATTTGTTGAAGACTAACTGAGCAGCTTTGACCAGGTCTTGAACTGTCTCTAACTCTGCTTGCATTTTCTTCTTCTTCTTTTGCCAGTTCTTTATTTTGGCTTCCTGCACCCAAGCTGCTACGCACATCTTATTTAAGCAATACTTTTGATTAAAGCGGATAGGCTCAAACTTCTCTTTGCAGTTTTTACAACGTGGCATCTTACACGGTTATATTCTCAGCTATCCATTGACGGAATGCTCTTTGTAAGTCTACTTGCTCGCTCCAAATCTTTTCTGCGTTTGGTTCGTCTATTCGTAGAATTGCTCTATCTACTTTGTCAATCTCTTGCAGTAGCATATTAGCTTTGTTTTTCAATCCTTGTCTGAACACGGATTGGTCGTTAAGGTCTTCAATGAAGTCTCTCATTACTGGTAAGAATGCACATAGTGCTACTAATTTTTGTTCTCTTGTCATTTTTTTAAGAATTTAAGTGCTTGATTTTTATTTTGAAATTGATGTATTACAAATTTTCGTTCTGTGAAGTCGTATCGGACTGCTCGTAGTTCACGCAACACTCTTGCTCGTGTGCATCTCTTACAACTGAACAGAGTTCCTCTTCTGCTTTTAAGATTGTATTCTCGTCTATTTTGGTCATACTTGTCGAGCGTTTTAAACTGGTAACAAGACCAACATTGTACTTTGTCATTCATTATATGTTTTTACGTATAATTTCGTTTATATTCGTCTATTTATATGCTTAAGCGTATAATTAGAGGTCTATGTCTTTAAACTTTAGTTCGTCTTTGAGTTCCTGATATGCCACTCGAAGCTGAGCGTTACGTCTTGCAAGCTGATTGAGTTCTCGGTTTAGTCCTTTTATTTCGTTTTCCATTTCAATGATTACCAATTCAGTCTTGAGTAACTGCTCTTCCGATTCTTTACTTCCGTTGATGTAGTCTTTTGCATCAGGTTTGTCAATCTCAAGTTTTTCACGTACGTTCTTGATTCGTTCTCTAACTACCCAAATAGTGTTCTTTGCCCAAAGTATTTTTAATGATAAGTCCATTTTAAAAAGGTGTTTGTGTTTGTATTTCTCTTGGTCTGTATGGTGTTAAAGGGTCTACTCCGTTTATTTGGAAGCCAATTCCCGAGTTAAAATTACAATAAACTGGCTCATTAAGTGGTGTGTGTTTGCCTCCCGTTTCAGTATCCTTTACTTTTTCTACTCCTACCCAAGTAATTAGCTTCATTGTTTCGTGTTTGATTAGGCGGTGTATTACAAACATATCATCGCATCGGTTTAGGAATGCCTTACCTCCCTCAATATGGTCTTTAAGTGGTGGTTTAAGATGTCCTTTCCATTCTCCGTCTTGATACAAGTTACCCGTTCTACCTGATTCGGAGTTAGGATGTGTGTTTATGTAGATTGTCATTCCCGTTTGGTTGACAAACTGCCTTGCTCGGTTCATAAACTCGTAGTTACCTGCAAAGCTCATCTCTCTATCAAGTCCAGTGAAAGGGTCAATCAATCCTACTTTCGCTCCGCTATTCTTAAACAATTCAAGAATCTCATCAGGTTTGTATAGTTTCGAGTTGTCTATGAATGTAAAAAACTGCTCTAAGTACGCAAGGTCTCCGCTGATTTGTGAGTGGCTCAGTTTACTGAAGTGCTTA